GGAGTCTAATTTCCTGTTGATTTTAATAGTCTTGTGAAGCAGTCGCTGGGACATGCGGTTGGGAACCTCGATGGCAATGCGATTCCCATCCAACCCTGCATATACATACCTTGGGTTAATTGCTAGTCCAATAACCGTGACCTCCAAAGGCTCGGCTGCTGGTTCTGGGGCGGGAATGACCGCTTCCGCTTGTGGCTCCACCTTTGGCGCAACCTTCTTGGCCACCTTCTTTGCTGCTTTTTTCTTTGTTTTCATGGTTAGTATCCTCCTGTGCCTTGTCTAGTTACAGCTATATGTGACCCGTCCACATGGTCAATGCCAGAGATTGCGGCGTAGCGCAGGACATCTATGGGGTCTTTCCAAGCCTCCTTCAGACCACCATCGCCCGTGTATTCCGACAACGCTTGGATGATGTTCTCACACTCCTCGCTGACATAGAAATGCGGTCGGTTGACCGAATCTGACGGCATAGTTACATTCCAAGACATTTTCCCGATCAAAGCTTGCAACCCATCGTCGATTTCCAAGCCGGGGGCGGGTATGCACACGATGCCCTCGTCGTTCAAATCCTCGATAATGGATGATGCCCCGTCCGCAGACTGGTACTTGGCAGCACCAAGTCGGGGGTCAATGAGACGCTCTAGAATCTCCTCGTCACCCTCTAGGTCTTTTATCAGTTCCACATAGTCGCGGATGCCGTATCCCTGCCCCTTTGCCCCATCCCCAGCAACCCACTTGCCCCCTCGCCACTCCGCCCAGTCACCGACATCCACGCCCGGCCATTCCCTGTAGACCCAGAATGTTCCAGTCGCGTCCACGGCAATCCATGCCATGAACCAGTTCTTCGCTCCCGCAGGATCGACAATATGGTAGCGCGTCACATTTTTCGTTGGAATAGTGTCGGGAGATACCACATTTACCTCCTTGTTGAACTTGGGAAACTTGGTGGCGTGGGACTTGACTGGAACCCCGTACGCACGAATTAGGATCTCCTCCCTAGGCCTCCCAACCAAAGTCTCCTTAATCCGCTCGTAGCCACCGAAAGGGTTGTCTTGGGAGTGGAAGTAATGCACGGATGCATTGCGCTTCTTGCTCCGCTGGACATAGGGGACAAGCTCGCCATTTAGCAGTTCAGCCTCGCGGCTTTCTATGCTGGTTGCTCCATCCAAATACTCTTTGATCACCTCCGTGTACCCGTCAATAGGCGTGAAGGTCAGCAACAGTTTTGCGTTGCGGGTTGCCAGTCGGAACCGCAGGGTGTTTATAAGCTCAGGGCCAAGCAAATACTCATCCAGCCACACGCCCACATTATGCCAATTAGGAGAGCGAGAACCCAACTCCGCTCCCTCCAAGATGGTCGGGTTGTTCTGGTACTGGGAGTAGGTCTTAAATATGATCTGAGAGCCGTTGGGTAAAATGAGCGATGAGTCAGTAAAGCCATTCTTCTTTGTGTAGGAAATGTATGTCCCGGAGGATGTCTGCTTCGTGCGTAGCTCCGCTGGAAGCCAATCCCACACGGCGCTCTGCTGCTGGCGAATGCTGACCTCGGAAGTCTGTGCAAAACACATGATCTCGGCATTAGGATTCTCGATAGCAGCACGCACCACCGAAAACGCGCCCCACTGCGTCTTGCCGCTGCGGTTGCCTCCTAGTGCCACAATCTCGTTTACCTCCTGTAACTGATCCTCTGCCTTCGCCCAGTGGGGGAGTCGGAAGCCAAAGCGGTACGGGTCTCGTTCTGCGTTGTCTACGGCTTCGTGATAGACCCTGTGAAGCTCCACAAGGTCAGCAGGCTCCATGAGGGCAATTTCCTCATCGGTAGGCGGGGAAAGGATCTGGTGGGTGCGCCACTTCATGTTGTCTTGTATGCCCCGGTCTCCATCAGGATGTCCTTTATGTGGTAGACGCTATCACAATCATCACACCCAAGGGTGTCGTCCTCTGGCGGGAATGACCCACGGTTGCCGTCCACAAGGTGAAGCTCGCGGTATTTCTTGCGGTTCTGGCAGTGCTGACAAACGCCTATAAATGGTCTTATGTGCTTCTCTAGCACCACATGCCAAACCTTGGCGTTGAGTTTCTCGGCCAAGTACGAGGCGTAGGCTAGGGTGTGGCACTTGTGCTGCGTGCCGTCCTGCTCCACCACATAGTGGTGAAATATCGGCCCATCAAATCTCGACTCTGGTTCTGGGATCATGCGACAATTTCAGCCTCAACTGCCTTCGCCTTCACCTTGCTGGCAATGCGAGATTTAGCCTCTGCAATCATCTTGGCGGCATCGTCGATACTCGCCCCCTGCCTGTGTTCCACGACCGCAGTAGCCATACCAGAGAGTTGCATGGACTTGTCCGTTAAGACCCCCACTGTGATCGCCAGTCGGTCTGGGGAGATGTTCTTGAGTTGTTCGGGATCGTCGAACAACTGGTCTGCCTTCGCGAACAACAGGTCGGTGTAGGTCTCCGCCGCCATCGCATATTTCTGCGAGAACTCCTTACGCTTCGTCTCCAGAGTGTCGCTGTGCCTCCACATGAGCGACCGCACGGTGTCACGGGCAAGCCCGGTGATCTCGGAGGTGCTTTTGATGCTCTTCCCCTGTGCGAGCAGCCAGAGGCACTTTGCCGCCGCCTGCGGGTTCCAGAACTCCACACGCTGCCTGTTGCCGTGTTCCTCGGCTCGGCGCATGACCTCTGCGAACCATTCTTGATCTGGTTCTGCGGTTAGTTTCTCGCTCATGGTGGTTAGTTTTACTTCAGCTTTGCGGCACTAGAAATGGCATCTGCATTTCCAGACGCTTTCTTTCCGTATTTCATCCTGTATTCGGACTCAACCTCCGCATCGGTATCGGCGTAAATGGTGTCAATCGCGTCAGAATCCCCTTGGGCTGCGGATGATGCAAGTGCGTGAGCAAGGTCTGGAGCGTCTTTTTTAACGGCAAAGAACGCGCCGCCATCGCTCTCGTAGATTTCATATCCAACTCGTTTTAATCCATCGAAACCCCTCGGCATTGGTTTGCTGAATGCCCGAATATATTCTTGGGCAATTTGCTTGTCGCTATTGTCTTCCATTTCTTTGTGATTTGGTTTCTTTGTTTTTACCCTTTTCCGCGCGGAAGACAATGCCAATTTTGGACTGATCTCGGATTGTATTTACGATGTTGAATTCGGATGCCTTGCTGTTTGGGTCGTTCAGCTTCAGCTTGCCCGGCTTGACTGGCAACTTTGAGTATTCGTTTAAGAAATTAGGGAATGATTCCAGAACCGATCTTTGGTTGGTGTTGTAGATGTGCTTGGACTCTGCCGGGCCAAGCATAGACCAAAGATATGCCTCATGAGCGACAAAGTTTGGATTGGCTTTGAGTTGCAATGCCGCCTTTTGCTCAGATGGTGACATCCTAGCAATTTCCCGTGGATCATCTCCAAGGTAGACTGCCTTGAAGTTAGGATCACTTGAAAGCTCGACTGAGCTAACGATGTGTAGACTGTCACCAGTCAACTGATCTCCAATTGCCTGTGAGATTTTCTGCGAATCAAACCCGTGCCATTTTACGGATGCTTCCTTGTTCTTTACAGCAAGGATGAGAGACTTCCTGCCCTTGAATGTATTTGAAAACTTGTCCAGTTCGCGTGATGGCAATAGACCTTCTGCCTTCTTAAACTCCTTGGTCTTTTGATATGCCTTGAGTTCTTTTTCGGCCTCGACCATTGCCTTCTTTTTGGTTTCTGAAGTAGGCGTTTTTTCGTAAGCCCTGCGTTTATTTTGGTAATTCCTAAACAAAGCATCTACTTTAACCTCTTCATTGCCTGCTAATTTAGTACCAAGTGCCTCCTCAAGAAACTTATTTTCATCATCAATGTCTTTTTGGTTTCCTTCAATTTCATTTTCTAACGCTAGTCTTTCTTCGGGACTCAATGGTTTTTTCCCAACATATCCTTTTGCTTGAGATATTGCCTTGTCGTCTTTCTTCAATAAATCAATAAGATCCTTTTTGGTTTTTAGCAATGCTCTCAAGTCCTGCTTATTTGCTGATGATTGCGCCTTTTTGAGTGCAACATTCATCACAATAAGCAATGTGCTTTGGTCTTTTGCAGAAAGGTTGGAGTTGGCAATCTCGTTTGAGAAGATACGCACAGTTCTCGTATTTGAATCGTGAGCGTGCTGATCCATGTTATAGGTAAGAAGTGTGGTAGCACCATACTTCTGTGCCTTGGTGGACATGTTCTTTACCGGCCCCCATGCATTGTTAGACCAAACAAGCTTGTACTCATTTCCATTACCATCATCAACAATGATGTCTTGGTTAACTTTCAGGTCTGGAAATGAATGACCACCCATGTCACCGTCAGTAGCACCATGCCTGTCTGCCATCGCTAGCTGTACAACCGCGCCATCGTACAAATCGTCGAAGTCTGCGAATTCAGGCTGCTTCATTAGTTGTGGATCAAACTTAAATGACACATCTTCTCCATTCTTGTTCTTCGCATATAGGATGGATGCTCGCTTATCGAACTTTGACACCGTGAAATCCTCTACTGGGTATTCATGTCTAGTTGAGATTGTTGGGAGTGCTTCTGTGCTTTTGATTGGCCTATTAAGATTTACGATTCCATCAGGCCCAATAGACTGATAAAGGAATGTAGTGTCCCGGCTAGACTGGTAATTTGCAGGAAGTGGTTCTGGCATGAACCGCATATCCCTACTCCCCACATCAAACCGCTTGCTCAACGGGATTACATTGCCAGAATCGTCGCGGGTGATGGGGTCGGCGGATTTGATTCTTGTTGCATTTGTGATTGCTACTTCTGTTCCGTCTTCTGCATTATTTGGAATATAATCTACTTCTGGATCAATCGCCAAATATGCGTTAATTTCACGAGATCCATATCCTTGTTTGAATCCCTTGTCTTCAAGCATTTTAGTTAGTTTCCTAATTTTAGGCCCATCAACAGTAAAGAAAACTGCTGGTTTTCTAAATTTAATGTTTCCACCAGACGCTGAACCAGTTTTAGATAAATCAAAAACACTAAATTTATCACTATTAGTGCGATGAAAAGCACGAACACTATAGCCTGCCTGCTTCGCAGCCTCATCCACCATCCTCTGCTGTGCCTCCACATCACCAGACTCCACAGCTTTCATGTAGTCGGAGTCTAGTTTCTCTGGCATGAAGCGGGTGGGAGCAGCTTCCCCTCTAGACTCCTTGCTGTCCAAGAAGCTCATAACGGATGAAATTGCAGACTCGGTGCTTGCTCCAGAGTCTCCCCTGCCGGCCCATGTGGTGAATTCTTCCTCAATGTCTCTCTTCGCTTGATCAACCTTGTCTAGAATGTCTTGAGGGAAGTATCCAGATGGAGCGTCATTGATGATGAAGTCAAGCTCGTCAATCGCCTCGCGTTCTGTGAGGTTTTCGTCCAACCCATCGCGGATTTCGCGGAGTCTAGTGAGCGTGACATCACTACCCTGCTCGCCATCTGGCATAGCTCGCTGGGCTTCTGGCATGCGGACTTGGCTTTCCTCGTAGCTTGGAGTGTAGCGTAGATCCTTTGGCTCGCCATTCTCGTCTAGGATTGGCTCACCTTCTGGGAGGTAGTTCACCTTCACTAGGTGATTCTGGTAAGGCAAGTTAGTGCGTCCTTCCAATTCCGTTGCCTTGTTGATGCGGTCAATTCGGTAGGTCTTAACCACGGCATTCTTTGCCTTTTCTGCGGCTAGTAGCGGGTTTATGTCCTTCTGACCCTTGCCGACATTTCCGAACACGGTGTTGATGAAGTTTTTGCGGACTTCCCACTCATTTCCGTATTCTTTCTTGAAGTAGGCATCGGTTGGCTCGTTGCGACCATGATTCTCAATCACTTGGTTTACATCGTTCAGAATCTGCTCTGCGTTTCCTTTGTAAAGTGTTTGCCCTCGCTTGCTCGCTGCCTTCTCAAAAGCGTTAGCATGCAACTGCTGGACGCTCATGAGACGAACTAGTAGGTTGCCGTCCTTGGTGATCTTAATGCCGTACGGGACAATCTCACGCATGGAAACTCCCAGTGTGTCGTAAGCCACACGCTTGCCCTTGCGTTTCTTAGTAGCAGGTTGGTTAAACACTAGGAATCTGCGCCCCGTGTTCTCTTTAGCTGCACCATTAAGAAGATCTAGCTGTCGAAGTTGCGCGTTATTAAACCTCCCGGATGCACGAAGTATTTGAATCTGACGATCCGTAAGATATTCACCAGTCCATGAATCCTCTTCTGGGTTGAATCTCAACTCACCAGGCTC